GCACTAGTGGCTGCGTTTGTTGCTGACGTAGCGGCGTTTGATTCTGATGTTGCTGCGTTGGTTGCACTCGTACTGGCCGCAGACGCTGAAGATGCCGCGTTTGTCTCTGACGTAGATGCAGCAGACGCGCTAGAAGCTGCGTTTGTTGCGCTAGTAGACGCAGAAGACGCACTAGATGCAGCATTGGTTTCGCTAGTTGCTGCTGCTGATTCGCTAGAAGCGGCGTTGGTTGCGCTGGTCGCAGCATTAGTTGCTGATGTAGCTGCGTTAGTTTCACTGGTGGCAGCATTAGTTGCTGATGTAGCTGCGTTAGTTGCACTGGTAGCTGCTTCACTAGCTTTTGTTGTTGCTGTGGTTGCACTAGAGGCCGCACTGGTTGCGCTAGTCGATGCGTTGGTCGCACTCGTAGCAGCACTAGTCGCGCTTGTCGCAGCGGCGGTTGCAGACGTAGATGCCGCACTCGCTTGCGTAGTGGCCGTAGTTGCGCTTGAGGCTGCACTAGTGGCACTAGAGGCAGCTGCGGTAGCGCTTGATGCAGCGTTAGTTTCAGATGTTTCTGCGTTTGTTTCTGCAGTTTCAGCAGCAGTCTCGCTCGTAGCGGCGGCAGACGCACTAGTAGCGGCAGCACTAGCACTAAGCGCAGCTTCAGTAGCACTGTTCGCAGCAGATGCGGCGTCTTGTGCTACTTCGTTGGCAAGCGCGTTGTTGCTAGTTTCAGCGCTTCCACCGTCACCACGATAAATAGGCATAGACTACTCCTGAAACAACAGAAAGAAAAGGGGGCCATTGCGACCCCCTGTGTCAAACTTACTCGTCAGCGATGGCGATGATAAAGCCAGCTTCAGGACGGTAGGTTTCAACGCCGTACAGAGTATCAGCCGTGTACAGAGTAGAGAGGTACTCTTGCTTGTACTGGGTCTGAGAACGTACAGACAACTGCTCTGCCATTACAAGGGCATCCTTGTGGAAGAACATACAACCACGGGTGTCTACAGTTGACGCGGTGTTCTGAGCAGCGACTTCGATGACCGGAGCGTTGCTAGAAACGTATACGTCTACACCGTACAGGTTGCCGATAAGACCTGACTCGACACCGCGACCACCAACAAAGTCGGAAGATACGTAGCGGTCGATGCCCATGATTGACTTACGAGCCGCAGGTGGGATCACCAGCACACGACCGTCCATCGGTACATCAGCGTCGTCCATGAGCTTGATAGCTTCACGGAGAGCGAGGTCAGTAAAGTTGTCACCAGACGTTACAGTGTCAGCAGCGTAAGTAGCGAGGCCGTTGGCAGCGTCTACATAAAAGCTGTTGCTGTTTACCCAGTTAGCGCCAGTGTTGGCAGGAGACTGAGTACGAGTACCGTTACCAAAGCCAGTAGCAGCGTTGATGAGGTCGGTGTCAACTTTCAGAGCCAGCTGGTAGCCAGCGTCTTCAGTGTAGAACTGTCGCAGAGAGGACAGAGCCTGTACTTCTACGATATCTTCAATCAGACGCGAGTACTCAAAGTGACGGTCTACAGTGATCGTCAACTCTGACTCAAGGTTAGCCTGAATCGTAACAGCTACAGCTTCTGCCTTAGCAGATGCAGCACCACGAACGGGCTTAGGTACGTGAATAACGTCACCCTTCTTGCCAGTCATAGCGAGACGCTTGACAAGGGGAGCCATCTTCAAGTTCTTTTGATAAGCAGCGATTACTTCGTCACTCCAGATTTCTGGAATAAAAGTACCCGCAGCAGTTTTGTCTACTACAGCATTAGCTGTAAAATAAGTACCAGAGGTTTCACCAGCCATTGTAATTCTCCTTTAGGCTATTTAACTCGACCCTCTGCGTATGCTTTTAGTAGCTCGTCCGACATGGACTGATAACGCTCTGGGTCGGTACGCATAAGTTTAATAATGTCAGCACGACGATAAACTTTTCTACGTGATCCCTCTCCTGTTCCGCGAGCGTTGCCTGTGTTAGCTGACTTTACTGCACTCTTACGGGCTGCTTTCTCAGCTTGTGCTGTTTGTTGAACTACTTGGTTCTTCTCTTTCCAGAGACTGAACAGTTCGTTCGCAGCATCGTAATCGTATTGTTGGTCAGCCTGAACAAACAACTGTGTTCGGACTTTTGACCCCTTGATCCACTCAGCAAACTTAGGATCCTGTAGTACAGACTCCATATCTGGGTGGTTTTGTTGAAGTTGTGCCAGCGTTGCTTGCTTTTTAGCTTGCTCTGTATACGCTTGCGCTTCTTTAATCTTAGGGTGATTGTCTATTGCTCGTTGAACAGCAGTCTTAGGATCAACAAAGAAATCTACATCATCTTCATCGTCTTGTGGTTGCTGTTGTTGAGGTGCTTGTTGTTCGACAAGTTGTGTCTGGATGTGGTCATCAACAAGTTTACGCAGTTCACCAACTTCAGTACTCTGTTTGCCTGAAAACTTTTCAAGCTCTTGGTGCATCTGTACGAGGTCTTCAACAGACTTACCTTTGTACTTTTCTGGTAACTCAGGTTCCTGTTGAGGTTGTTCCTCTTCTTGAGGAGTCTCTATAGTATCCTGTGTATCAAGTTGATCCGTTACTTCTACTTCTTCTTCCTGACGCTCATCTATTAGTGTTGCTCGTGACATTCTAAACTTACCCCGCCTATTATTATTATTAGGTTATGGAGGATTAAATGGGAGGTGCCCTATGAGGATTCCCGCGTGGTTTGCCCAGCCTTCTCGTGTTCACGTACCCACTTCATGTGCCTGCCGGGAAAGTCCCCAGAGGCACCGTCGAGTATGTGTTGAGTAGCTGATACAATCTTTGTAGCGTCTGCGCCACAACCGCACCTACTGGTTGTTACGTTACCATCTACAAATTCTTCAAAAATATGTCCGTTGGTACAACGAAAGTCAAATACTTTAATCATCTTCTTCTGGAGGCTTAGTAGCTTCCTCGTAGTTAGTTTTAACAATAGTTTCCATATTGAGCAAATGGGCTAATACGTTTAGTTGTCCTTTGCGAAAAAACATATCGTCACCGTCTTTAGCGGCTTCAATACTATTAATCTGAATAGCATTGTTACCAAAGTCTTGCATCAGTTGTTTCCAACCATCAGTAAGAAAAAGACTAAAATATGTGTCGTAGTATTGTTGTGTTTCCTGATCCATGAGGCCCTCGTAGGTTATCTCTGTAGTTTATATAAATATGTACTAAGTACATAGTATTATTATAACATATTTTTAAGGCTTTGTCAAGAGTTATTTCTTACTTTTGGTAGTTTTACGCCTTCTTCCTGAAGCTGTTACTGCGTGTTTAATCTTAGCTGGCCCAGTTTTACGTCGAGATGATGAGGCTTTTTCACCTTTAGTCATTTTAGCTGCGACAGCTTTGGGTCTGCATGAGGGGTACGGACGCTTAGATTTAGTAGCAGACTTACGACCACAAGCCTTTCCAGTCTTTACATCAACCCAATCTTCCTTAAACCACTTTTTAAGTGCGGCACCTTTTTTACTTTTTCTTACGGCCACTTTTGTTACCCCAGTTCTTAGCGCCTACCTTACGGCACTTAGCTACAGCACCAGACGCATACGCAGAAGGCCATACTTTGTAACGAGCTTTGACCTTCTTTGCACACGCATCGTTTGCCTTTTTCTTTTTCTTAGGCATTAGTAATTTTTCATCTTCTTTACTTTTTTGCCTGTGCGTTTGGCAGCTGCTTTAGCTTTGGCTTTACCCTTAGTGGTGTATGGATACTTTTTCTTTCCTACCATTGGCATAACTATCTCCTTACCATTTAGATTTATTAGCCCAATAAGCTGCAGACATTTTGCCTTTAGCTATGTTCTTAGCATGACGAGCCTTAAAAGACTTACGTCGTGCTTTTTCTTTAGCGGTTGTAGGATTTTTACCTGCACCACTAACCCCCTGCTGTCCGTAGCGTATTGTTTTTACTTTGTCGCCCTCCTTAGCTACAACTACGTGAGACTTTGTTGGGTGATTAGGAGTCCTCTTTGGTTTGTTGAACCCGCTTACTCCTGCTCGTGCTAGTCTTGGATCCTTTTTCTGTGGCATTAACCTTCTCCTCCAGTTCTTTGACCCGGTTCTCCAGCAAGTCCAATTTGTTGAATTGCTCTTGGAACGCTTGGTTGATTTGGTGTAAGAAGCTGTTCATTTCCGTTTGTGTCATTAGCATTTGGACTCTTACCTTCTATTTTGCTTTCTTTTAAAAGTACATCTGCAACTTTAAGTCTACGCTCAAACTCTTTGTCTTCTTGATCGCCTTCTTTAAGATTACGAGTAATTGCTTCAATCTTTTCAATTTGAAGTTCTTCAGGAGCCAGTTGAGTTTCAATAGCGTACTTGGCAGCTCGTGCTTGAGACTCAGCAGCTTGTGCATTAAGAGCAGCTGTTTGACTTTGCTGGAACTCAACTTGAGCCTGTTGTGCAGCCATAGCCATTTGTTGAGCTTGAGGATCAGGCTGAGAAGCTTGTTGCATTGTTGCAATCAACTCATCACGGTTAGACAGATTCATGTTGTCAATAATGCTCTGGATTAGTACGGGATACAACGGGCTGTCTTGCTTCATAGTTTGCAAGAGCTGCACCAGCTGTGTCACTTCGTACTCACGAGCTATGATTCCCAGAGTAGACGTAGCGTTGAACTTATAATCAGCTACGGGGTAGTTTTCAGGGTCAAACTGCATATACCTGTGAGCAGCTTTAGTTACAAAAGGAAGTAAGAACGACTGCTGGAAGTTAATCAGTGTACGTTTATGACGCTTAATAATAGCGCCAAGAGACATACTTATACCTGCTGCTGTTGCTTCTCCGTTAACCTGTCCAGCAATACCAGCGGAGTCAACGGCTCCTGTAGCCTGCTGAACCATTTGCTGAAGCGCTCCAGCTTGTGCAAAAGTAATTTGATTAACTTGACCAAAGTTGAACGGTTGTAGTACTTCACGGGGATCTCCATTAGTAAGAATCATTTTGCCCGGACGTACCTCGGGTTTAGCTCCTCGGGGTAAACGTGTAGCGTCAATAGCCATCATAGGATGAATCGTTAAGCCCAGTGCGTCGATACGTGCGCGTAGCTCGGTGTCCAAAGCCTTCTGACTGTTGTAGCCTTTCTCGCAAACTCCACGGCCCCAGAAGCGCCCCGGAACAACGTCCCAAGGAAACGCGACTACAGGACGATCACCCATCATATAAGGGTTGGCTTCAGCTTTTAGTAATGTACCGCCATTAGCAATGACTACGATAGCCTCAACGTACATGGAGTCAGACTCAACATCAACGCCTTCAGCTTCAATTAAATCACGAGGAACAAGACCATAATATTTAGTCAGGCGTACTTTATCATCGTTGTAAATTGTAAGGTCTTGGTCCGGTTCTAAGTCTGTATCTGGAGCTGCAGATTCAATATAAGCTTCACGATATATACCTTGTTCTTGCAGTAGTTCAACGCTGTGCTTAGACACAAACTCGTCAATAGCAACGCCATATGCGTCATCAATAGACGTAGCTACAGGATCAATTAGGAAGTTCTGGGGTAGTACAGGTTTGAGCTTAACAACAACCCTATCTGTAATATTAACGCCCACAGCCGTGAGATCCCCACCCATAACGGGTTGAGTCGCTGGAGCCATTTCTTTAATTTCTTCAAGGACCACCTCCCCTACACCTGTGCCAAACACAGCGGCGTTGATTAAGCACTCTGCAACTGCTTTACGTATCTTACAGGCTTCAAAATCTTCTGTAAGCTTGTTACGCAAATACTGAATGTCTTGACGCTCG